GTAGGTGAAGGTGTATCTAAAACTTCTAGTGGTACTTGGGTTGCAAAATATCCAGGCGACATTGGTAACGCTTTGACTGTATCTTTCTGTCCTGCTGGCGACTCTGCAAGTGTTGATCACTTTACTGGTTGGTCATACGCATCACAGTTCACTGGCGCGCCTGGATCTTCTACTTATGCAACCAGCAATGGTGCATCTAATGACGAAGTTCACGTTGCTATTATCGACCGTACCGGTGTAATCTCTGGTACTGTTGGTGCAGTTCTTGAAAAGTTTGAATATCTCTCTGTTGCTAAAGGCGCAGTAACTCCTGACAATTCACCTAACTATATCTCTGACGTACTGAATGCAAACTCTCAGTATATCTGGAATGGTTACTTCGGTGATGACTCTGCTTTCGGTTCAGATTTCTTGAATCTTGGTGGATACTGGGGTACTATTCCTGATGTAGATACCGCTACCAACTATGGTCTTGGTGCTGCACTTACAGATGGTGTTCGTACAGTAAATCTTGGTGGTGGACAAGCGTCTGCAACTCTATCTACTGGCGATATCTCAGAAGGTTACGATCTGTTCGAAGACAAACTCACTACCGAGATTGACTTCCTGATTGCTCCTATGCACCCAACTGCCGCACAAGGCGCGACTGTTACAAATGACCTAACGTCAATTGCAACTGCACGTAAAGATTGTGTTGTAGTAACTTCTGTAGACAGAAACAACCTTGTGGGTAAGACTGATGCACAAGCAACAACCAATGCGGTTTCCTTCGTTAGCGGATTAACTAAATCCTCTTACTTAATTGTCGATAACAACTTCATCAAGATCTTTGATAAGTACAACGACAAGTACATCAACATCCCTGCTGCTTCAAGCACTGCGGGTCTGATGGCTGCTACTGACATTATCGCAGATCCTTGGTACTCACCTGCCGGACAGAGACGTGGTAATTATCGTGGTGTTACCGATATCTTAACTAACCCTAACCAAACCCAACGTGACTCACTGTATAAAGCAGGTGTCAACCCTATCGCAAACATTCCAGGCACTGGTCTGATCTTGTTTGGTGATAAGACGTTGGAAAGCCGACCTTCTGCCTTTGACCGTATCAACGTAAGACGTTTGTTCATTGCGATCGAGAAGTCAATTGGTGAAGCTGCGAAAAACGTGATGTTCGAATTCAATGACGAGTTTACTCGTGCAGAGTTCGTAAATATCGTTGAACCTTTCCTCCGTAGAGTTAAGGGTCGTAGAGGTATAACTGACTTCCGTGTTGTATGTGATGAAACAAACAACAATCAAGAAGTTGTGGACAATAACCAATTTGTTGCAAGTATCTTCGTTAAACCCGCACGTTCTATCAACTTCGTTCAATTGAACTTTGTTGCTGTTAGAAGTGGTGTGGACTTTGAAGAAGTTATCGGCACGGTAGGAGCATAATACAATGGCTATTTTAGGTGTAGATGATTTTAAATCAAAACTAAAAGGCGGTGGTGCTCGTCCTAATCTCTTCAACTGTAAGTTGAACTTTCCTGCATTCGCCCTAGGTGATGCGGAATTGACTTCTTTCATGGTGAAGGGTGCACAGTTACCTTCTTCTAACGTAACTCCGATCACGGTACCTTTCCGTGGTCGTCAGTTGAAGATTGCCGGTGACCGTACATTCGAAGAGTGGACAGTAACCGTCATTAACGACACTGGTTTTGAAGTGCGTGATGCAATGGAACGTTGGATGAACGGTATTAATTCGCACAATGCGAACACCGGTTTCAATGATCCTGCGGATTATCAAACTGATTTGTCAGTTGACCAGTTGGACAAAGATGGACTTGTAATTAAGACTTACAACTTCCGTTCTTGTTTCCCAACCGTGGTTTCTGCTATTGACTTGAACTATGATACCACAGACACTATTGAAGAGTTCACGGTAACATTCCAAGTTCAATACTGGGAGTCAGGCACAACTAGTTAAGTTGTGACTAAATATATGCGTAGGGGGATTTTCCCCCTGCGTATTATTTTTACTTTGAGGCAAAGATGGCAGACGACAATAACAGTATTATGAAATTATTCGGTTTCGAACTCAAAAGAGCATCGAAAAAAGAAACCGGTAAAGAAAATGATAAATTACCTTCTATCGTTCCGAAAGCGGATGACGATGGTGCGGGTTATGTAACTGCGTCTGGTTCTCACTATGGTCAGTACATTGACATTAATGGTGATAACGCAAAGGACAATGCAGAACTCATCATGAAGTATCGTGGTGTGGCCAACCATCCAGAGGTTGACGCAGCGATTGAAGATATTGTAAACGAAAGTATTTCTGGTTCGGAGACAACCTCTCCTGTAGAATTGAATCTTGATGGTATTGAAACCTCAGATAAAATTAAAAAATTAATGACAGAAGAGTTTGATGGGATATGTTCCATGTTAAACTTTTCCGAGATGGGACACGACATATTCCGTTCATGGTATATTGACGGTCGTCTTGTCCATCACTTAGTAGTAAACGAATCTAATGCGAAGGCCGGTATCCAAGAGATCCGTCCTATAGACACCCCCAAGATTCGTAAAGTAAAAGAAGTAAAGTATAGAAAAGATACACAAACCGGTGCAAAGGTCGTAGATAAAACCGAAGAGTTCTACGTGTTCCAAGAGAAGAGTTCTACGCAGAGTGCGGTAAAGATTTCTCCGGATGCAGTATCATATGTGACTTCAGGTCTTACCGATCCCACCAAGAAACGTATTTTATCCTACTTACAGAAAGCAATTAAACCCATCAACCAGTTGCGTATGATGGAAGATAGTCTGGTAATTTATCGTCTCGCACGTGCACCAGAACGTAGAATCTTTTATATTGATGTTGGTAACTTACCTGCTAACAAAGCAGAACAACACATGAAAGATATCATGAATCGTTATCGTAACAAGTTAGTATACGATGCGAGTACTGGTAACCTTAAAGATGACCGTAAACATATGTCTATGTTGGAGGACTTCTGGTTACCTCGTAGAGAAGGTGGTCGTGGTACCGAGATTAGTACACTACCTGGCGGTGAGAACCTTGGCCAGATTGACGATATTGTATACTTCCAGAAGAGACTATATCGTTCTCTGAATGTACCTATCAACCGTTTAGAACAAGAGTCACAGTTTAGTCTGGGTCGTTCTACCGAGATTTCTAGGGATGAAGTTAAATTCCAGAAGTTTATCGATAGATTACGTAAACGTTTTTCTGGTCTATTCACAGGTATCCTGAAGAAACAATTAATCCTCAAAGGTATCTGTACAGAACAGGATTGGGATACTTGGAAGAATGATATTCAGATAGACTTTGTTCGTGATAATCATTTCACCGAGTTGAAGGATTCTGAGATACTTAGAGAAAGACTAAGTACCCTTGACCAAGTATCACAGTACGTAGGTGAATACTTCTCACGTGAGTGGGTAATGAAGAACGTCATGATGATGTCTGATGAAGATATCGAAGAAATGAAAAAACAAGTCGAAGCCGAGAACGCAAAGGGCGGAGATGATAATGAAGAAGACCTTGGAGTATAACTATGACTGAAGAAGTAGAAACTAATCCCATCCATGATTTGATTGATGCGATCCAACAACAAGATTTTAACTCAGCACAGGGTTCTTTAGATGCCGTGTTGGCTGATAAGATGCATGACGCATTGGAAGTTGAAAAGATTTCTGTTGCAGACACTATCTTTAACGGTGTAGAAGAAGATCAACTGGAGATAGACTTCGAAGATGACGATCTCATCGAAGATGAAATAGAAGATGAAGTCGAAGATGAGACAGAATACGAGTCTGACGATATCGAATAAAAGTTTATTGTTAAAGATGGAATTTGTATAAATAATACCATAAACGGAAAAACTTAAAATGAAAACATTCGGTCAATTAAGAGAAGCTATCGCTTCCAAAGGTAAAGTCGTCTTCGATAAGAAGATCGATAAAGTACCTGTTAAGATCGTGAAAGACTCGAAGGGTTTCGTTTTGTATATTGACGGTGATATGTTAGACACCTTCAAGGATCAAAAAGAAGCTGAGAAGACTGCAAAGACAGTCGTAAAGGAATTAAAATGAAACTGATTAGCGAATACTACGAAAACGACATTCAGTGTATCGTAGAAAAGAAAGAAGACGGTGCCAAGAAATATGTCATCGAGGGCGTATTCGCTCAAGCAGATCAAAAGAATCGTAATGGGCGAATTTACCCCAAAGCAATTATGGAACGTGCTGTAAATAAGTACGTTACCGAACAAGTTAGCAAGAAGAGAGCAGTCGGTGAGTTAAATCATCCGGAAGGCCCAACTGTTAACTTGGATAAAGTTTCGCATCTCATCACTGACCTCAGATTTGAGGGAAATGATGTGGTCGGAAAGGCACAAATATTGGATACTCCGATGGGTAAGATCGTTCAAGGTCTTCTAGAAGGTGGTGTTCAACTAGGTGTGTCAACTCGTGGTATGGGAAGTCTAGTGAACCGAAATGGTGTCGCATATGTTGGTGAAGATTTTCACCTTGCAACTATCGACATAGTACAAGACCCCTCCGCACCTGATGCTTTTGTTAATGGTATTATGGAAGGTGTGGATTGGATCTGGAATAACGGTATTTTGGAACAACAGATAATTGAAGATATGGAGACAGAAATCAAAAATGCACCGAAGGCGTACAGTTCTGCTGTTCAAATTCGTGAGTTTAAAAATTTCCTCTCGTTAATCAAATCTAATATGTAAGGAGTCTATAATGACTGATGAAACTAATGTCGAAGTAGAACTTCACGATGATATTAACGAAATCGTGGAGGAAACTCTCGAAGAAAAAGCAGAACCTAAAGGTGCTGGCGCAACATCAACTGATGGTGTAACTGAACCTGAGTCTGTAGCGTCAGTAGATAAGGCGGCCAATGCAACTAAGAAAGCAACATTACCCAAGACAAAAGCGGGCATGATTAACTCTATGTACCAGAAGATGAACTCCATGAAAAAAATGGATCTTCAGGCTGCATACGGTAAAATGATGGGCGAAGATGTCGAGTTTGATGTTGAAGTAGTTGCAGAAAAAATTGATACAGTAAGTGAACTTGATGCACTCGTAGAGTCAGAGGCAACTTTGTCTGATGAGTTCAAAGAGAAAACTTCAGTTATCTTTGAAGCTGCTGTTAAATCTAAACTGTCCGAAGAAGTTTCTCGTTTAGAGGAACAATACCAAGAAGAACTATCTGAAGAAGTCGCGTCTATTAAGAGTGATCTTGTTGAGAAAGTTGATTCTTACTTAAACTACGTAGTTGAAACTTGGATGGAAGATAATAAAGTTGCTGTTCAGAACGGTCTCCGTACTGAAATCGCAGAGAACTTTATGGACAAGATGAAGGATCTATTCGTAGAATCTCACATCGAAGTACCTGAGTCCAAGGTAGACCTAGTTGATGAACTCGCAGGTCAAGTTGAAGAACTTGAAGAGAAGTTAAATTCTCAAACTGGTGAGTCCATTAAACTGTCAGAAGAACTCGAAGTGTTGAAGCGTGATTCTATCATTGCTGAAGCTGCTCGTGGTTTGGCAGACACCCAAGTCGAGAAACTGAAAGGTCTCGTTGAAAGTATCGATTTTGAAAGTGCGGAAGTATTCGCATCTAAAGTTGCTACTATCCGCGAATCTTACTTTTCTCAAAAAATTAGTGAAGAAGTTGCCGTAGATGAGGAACCTGAAACAACTGTTGAAGTGTCTTCAAGCATGGATTCTTACCTCACTGCAATTAGAAAAACTTCTAGAACTCAATAAGGAATAACCAAATGAATTCTTACGATACTCTTATCGAAAAATGGGCTCCCGTCCTGAACGAAAGTTCTGCTGGCGAGATCAAAGATCACCAACGTAGAGCTGTTACTGCTGCAATCTTGGAAAACCAAGAGAAAGCAATGATGGAAGAGCGCGCTCAACACGCAGGTTTCGGTTCTTTGAACGAAGCTGCTCCGGGCAACAACACTACTTCTGTAGGTAACTGGGATCCAGTATTGATCTCTCTCGTTCGCCGTGCAATGCCTAACTTGATGGCATATGACGTATGTGGCGTTCAACCAATGTCTGGCCCAACTGGTCTCATCTTCGCGATGAAGGCACGTTATGGTGCTGGTTCAACTTCTTCACGTGAAGCATTGTTCCAAGAAGCAGAAACTCAGTTCTCTGGTGACCGTACCGGTACTCACGATTCTGATAACGCTTCTGGTTTCAACGGCATCTCTGATGACTCTGAAACTGGTGTTCGCACTGTTGACTCAAGTGTAGACGATTCTCGTCTGACTTCACTTGCTGCAACTGGTATGACTACCGCTGCTGCTGAAGCACTGGGTGATGGTGTTGGTGCACCTTTCGCAGAAATGGGTTTCACCATCGAGAAGGCAACTGTAACTGCCGTATCTCGTGCGTTGAAAGCTGAGTACAGTTTAGAACTTGCACAAGACCTGAAAGCAATCCACGGTCTGGATGCAGAAACTGAACTTGCTAACATCCTCTCTACTGAGATCCTTGCGGAAATCAACCGTGAAGTTGTTCGTACTATCAACAGTCAAGCTAAAACTGGTGCTCTCCAGTCTAACGTTGCTACTAAAGGTATCTTTGACTTGTCAACTGATGCTGACGGTCGTTGGTCTGCTGAGAAGTTCAAGGGTCTGGTTGTACAGATCGACCGCGAAGCAAACGTAATTGCAAAAGAAACTCGCCGTGGAAAAGGTAACGTTGTTATCTGTTCTTCTGACGTTGCTACTGCACTTGCTGCTTCTGGTATGTTGGACTACACTCCTGCAATGTCTACCAACCTTCAGGTTGATGACACTGGTAACACTTTTGCTGGTACTTTGAACGGTCGCACTAAGGTCTATATTGACCCATATGCCTCTGCTGACTACATCACTGTAGGTTACAAAGGTACTAACGCATATGACGCAGGTGTATTCTACTGCCCATACGTTCCACTGCAAATGGTTAAAGCCGTTGGCGAGAATGACTTCCAACCACGTATCGGGTTCAAGACTCGTTATGGTATGGCGTCTAACCCGTTTGTCGGTTCTACTCCAAGTAACGGTCTTGCCGCTGCTAAGAGCAATGTTTACTACAGAATCTTCCGCGTAGATAATATCCTCGCGTAATGGTAGTATACATAAAATAATAAGAGTGGTTGGATTGGGAGCGCCCGGTCGTTAAATCACCTTTTGACCCTCATCTTCGGATGGGGGTTTTTTTTATGTCCATTATAGTGGTCTATATTTTAGATAATTGTCCATTAATAGATCACTATAATGTGTATAAATAAAAGTAAAATCAACGAGAGTTATAATGGCAGAGTTAACATCAAATAAAAATTATCTACAACCCACAGGATTTAAGATTATTATATCCGGTGATGGTTATAAGAATCTGAGTTATTTTGCGCAGAGTGTAACACATCCTGGCTCCTCAGTTAATCCAACAGAGTTACCTACCCAACGTATTACTTCGGTTCCTCTTGCGGGTGATAAAATTACCTATGGGGAACTCACCGTAGAGATCATTCTTGATGAAGATATTGTTTCATACAAGGAGATGCAGAACTGGTTGGAACGTATCGTAAACCAGTCACAGGACAATGCAGTGGGTTCTGAGGGTACTATTCGCAGTACTTACGCAGATATAACATTGATTATCATGTCTAGTCACAACAACAAGAATGTGCAGATCAAATACTTTGATGCCTTGCCAACAAATGTTAGTCCAATCACTTTACAATCTAATGTTAGTGATATACAATACCCTACATTCACAGTAAGCTTTAGGTTCAGTTCTTTCGAGTTGTTATAAATGAGACACGTCTATATTATGAATGAGAATCTTCTGGATATACTAGAAGGTTTTAGAGAGTTGTTTATTGACAAATACGATGTTACCAAGACCAATACCTTTCTTGATGGAGAGAATAGAGATCATTGGATTAGTGACGAATACTTACAATCTATACAAGTAGGTCATGATGGATCACCCGAGTCAGCAAGGTCTTATTGTCTCAAACCCGATCATGACGATTCATCTAATCTGGACTACCGAAAATCCTATATAACATTGGATGAAAGATTGAAGACTGAACTAGGAGTGCGCAAT